CTTCATATGGCGGCGCGAAAAATCGACGAATATCTTGCTTGTGTTCGTATCAGTATGGATGACCTTCGATTCGGTCCAGGAGCGTCTAGCTCCTGCAGTAGTGATTCTATCTCCGTACCGGGGAAATTACTGAGTACGTTAGACTGTTCGTTTAGTGCCCGATGGCTTATACCGAAGATTCTTTCAATCCCAGGCTTTTTTTAAAGCTTCAAGATCAAAAGAATTAGATAGTATAAGCTATTCGAGCCTAACACCTCCTCAAGTTCAGATTGTAAACTCTAATCGTCTTATTTTTGTTCCTAAGAACTCTAAGACGAACAGAGCAATCTGCATAGAACCTCATGTTAATATCATGGGTCAGCTTATGGTAGGCGCAGCCTTACGGCGTGCACTTTTCCTTGCTGGCAATGACCTTAACGGTAAAGCAGAGAAGATTAACATCTCCCTTGCTCGACGAGGATCTATCGATGGAAGCTACGCAACCATCGATCTTGAGTCCGCTTCTGATACTATCAGCTATGCACTCGTAAGAAAAATCTTACCAGAAAAATGGTTCGAACTATTAGCTACCCTTCGCTCAGAGTATACTACACTCCCAGATGGAACAACTCATTTTAATGAGAAATTTTCATCTATGGGTAATGGTTTTACTTTTGAGCTTGAGTCCCTAATTTTCTACTCCATTGCACAAGCTGTGAAGGACTTTGAAAAATGCTCGGGAACAATTAGTGTTTTCGGCGATGATATCGTTTGCCCAACAGAAATTGCTGGGAAGATTATATCTGTACTTACCACCTTTGGTTTTAAGACCAACGAGAAGAAGACCTTCGTCACAGGACCCTTTCGAGAGTCATGTGGTTCAGATTTCTTCAACGGTGTTAATGTACGTGCCTATCACTTTAAAGGAGAATATCCTTATGTTTCGGACCTTTTTAAAGTACTTAATGGTATACGTCATTCAGCTAGTCGCTTTTGTTTGCTTAATGGTCCTGACGGCCCATTTTGCGATTCAATCTTGCGCCCAGCCTGGAACGTTATCTTCCAATCCATACCAAAAGACATTCGTTTGTTTGGCCCTAGCTCTTTCGGCGATCAAGTAATTTGGTCGCCTCGAAGCTATGCCAATACAGGCGTTATCTATGGTATTCGGAAAATAAGATACATTGCGGTCTTGCCGAAGAAGAGAAGTCTACAGACTTTTCCAATTGGT